GCTTTTCGCGCGAACGTCGACAAAGGATGGGACCGTCGAAGGCGCCCTTTTATTCCTAACGGTAACGCTACCCGGCGTTTCAAGCGGAAGGATGGGGGCAATTGGAATGTAGAGGAGTTCTCGGCTGACTTCCGGACTGAGCTTGTCTTTTCGTCCGGTAAGCCGAGAGTAGTTACCGTGTATTCTTCTGAAAACACACGGATACTCGCTCCTATGCATTACAGTTTGTACGACAGCCTGAAGAGGAAAGGGTGGTTGCTTGTTGGAGACCCAACCGAGAAGCACATCAGTAAGTTGAACGGCGCCGCGTTGTTGAGTTTCGATTACTCAGCTGCAACTGACAATATTAAAACCGAGTACGTTCGGTCGGCGATAGACATACTGATAGAGCAAGCTGAAAGCATCAGCGACGACGAGTTGAGGGCTCTCAAGGTTCTTGGCAATCTGTCGTTGGAAGGGGTAGAGTGTGGTTCCGGTCAGCCCATGGGATCGGTCATGTCTTTTCCCCTCTTGTGCTTGATTAACAAAACCGTCGTTGATCTTGCGCTGAATAGCTTACTCGTTGGGAAGAAGATTTCGTTCCACGAGTGGTCTGGTCACAGACTTCTCATTAACGGTGACGACCTTTTGACGAGAGAGGTACGAACCGATACGAATCTTCGAGGACAGATTGTCGTGGAGGGAAGCGAGGTGGGCCTTGTAGTCAATCAGGAGAAGACCATGGTCTCCGATGTGCTATGTGAAATTAATTCCACCTTGTTTTCGAACGGCAACCGCGTACGGAAGTTTAACGCTTCCGCCGTGTGGATGGACCCTGGTGTTGAGGATGTCCTGGGCTTTGCAGCTCAGGCCTCTCCAGATGTGAAGACGTTTCGAAAGGTAGTTCGTTGGAATAGCAATATTCTGGCTAAGAGTAAGGATAAACACCTTGCTGAGATACCACCTCATCTTCAAGTTGTGTGCCGCAAAGACAAGAAAATTCGGCGCGCTCTCACCAGTCAACCAAAGTCTGAACGTTCTAGACAACTTGGCGTGATCAGAATGGCTCCCATGCCTGATGGTTACGATCTTGATGTCAGTGATGAACACAGGGCGATGCGAGAAGAGATTGAAAGAGTTAGGGAGAAGGGGGTTGCGTGGGCCAAGGCTCGCGCCACTCGGAAGCAATTCCGTACCATCGCTATACCGAACTCTACGTCTTATTCTCAGGTCTTGAAACAACGTCGGGGGGCTGAACAGGAACTAATCCCTGCCTGTTACGTCCGTACGTATGTT